GCGGCTACCTTGAGGTCGTGCTGGCGGCGGGCGACCTGTTCGGCTTCCGCATCCTCCCAACTGACTCGTGCTGCGGCATCGGCTACCTCAACATCGCCTCAGGCAGCCCTACGCCCGCGCCTACGCTCTCCCCAACGCCTGAGCCAACCCCTACCCCAGAACCGAGCGTAGAGCCGTCTCCGTCGCCTACAGAGCAGCCTACGCCCGAGCCAACCCCGCAGCCAACACCTGAGCCGTCGCCGGAGCCGTCGCCTGAGCCAACACCAGAGCCGACCCCAGAGCCGACGCCAGCGCCAAGCGAGGAGCCATCCAATGAGCCAACACCTACACCAACGCAGCCAAACGAGACTGCCTCACCCGAGCCGACGCCCGCTCCATCCGAAGAGCCGTCGGAGTCTCCTGTGGTATCTCCTGATCCCACTCCTGTACCTACTCCTGAACCCGAATCCCCTCTGCCTGATCTAGGCGAGGCCGCTGAAGCGGTTGCCGAGGTTGCAGGCGCAACCGTAGAAGCCGTCGCCGATGCGCTCGGCGACATCGCTGCAATCGGCGAGATCGGGAAAGACCTAGACGCAACTGAGAAAGAAGAGGCGCAACCGATGGCGGTCGCCGTCATCTCCAGCCAGATCGCCAGCGTCGCAGCGGCGGCAGCGAATGCCGCACGCAGCACGACCAGCGGATCAAGCGGTGGAGGTGGTGGCGGTGGAGGCGGCGAGACGGGCGCGCGTAGCAGAAAGGGCCGCCGCTAATGTTCAAGAACATCATCCTTGACCTGATCGGGGGAGCCTGGACGATTCTAGGACTCCTCTTCGCCGTAGTCGTGCTCCCAGAGGGTCAGACCCAGAGCACGATGGCGGCACTATTCATCCTGTTGACAATCGTGTGGATTGCCACAGGGCCACTACGATGGAGGGACTAATGGCACGAAGCGAAGATCACATTGACGACATCCACGAGCAGGGCTGGACTCGCGTGGACACGGCACCCAGCGAATGGGTCGCCCTCGTTCCGAATGAGGACAACAGCGCCTTCGGCGGCACGCTTTGGAAGCGTGGCGAGGATGGCAATGATTACAGCGAAGGCTGCACGGCTGGACACCCCGTCAGCGCCGCGCTGGGCTTTGAGTCGGCAGCCCGCGCCATCGCGGTACTGATCAAAGAGGAGAGCGCAAAGTGAAGATGCGAATCAAGTCGCAACTCTACTCGGACGCCGAGGCGCAGCGCAAAGTTGGCGCGGTGCTCGATGACTGCGGTCCGAGCAGCGCGGCTGCGGCGGTCGCCTATGTCAACGGCTACAACCCTGACCTACAGGCATCCGACGGCGTGGCAGCGAAGGCGCGTGCCACAGGGTTCACTGAGAAGCAGGGCGTGAGCGACAACGGCTCCAGCCTCCCTGAGTTGATGAAGACCGTTCGCGAACTGGGCGGCAAGGCTCGTCCTGCCGACACCTTCGCCGAGGCGGTGGAGGCGGCTAAGGCGGGCGCAGCCCTGATCGTCTGGGTGCAGGCACCAATCGGCTACCCGAAGCAGGCGCTCTCCAAGTGGCATCGCAACTGGGCGTCGTACTGGCAGAAGAAAGATCCTAAGGTGATCGCCGCAGGCTACGGGCATATGACCTCGGCATCCTACGATGCCGACGCGCAGACCCTACAGTTCGCCGACCCTACCTTTGACGAGAAGATTCCGAAGGAGCAGTTCGCCGTGGCAATCACGGAGGCTGACCTCAAGGCCATCGCATCGGGCAAGCCAGGCTCGCCCGCATCACACATCGTCATCGTGACGAAGAAGTAAGGAGAACCTATGAGCAAGTTCAGCGCATTCCTCGCAACGACCTCGGTAGACGAGGCGATCATTGACTTCCTCCGCACGGGCTTGAGCACGGCTATCGCCGTGAGCCTCGGCCTGGGCATCCCGCTGATGGACATCTCGGGCGGCGACTTCCGCACCGTGCTCAGCGCCGCGCTCGCCGCAGGGCTTCAGGTCTTGCAGACCTACCTAGATCCGTCCAACGAGCGCTACGGTCTCAAGACAAAGCCTAAGAAGTAGTGCCAGACACTTGGCATAGGTAGGGCTGTATGTTGGTGATCGCGGCACAAGCCGCTCGTGGAAGGAGGCAATCACCGTGTCTAAACTCGCGGCTGCGCTTGAAGCAGTCTCAGCAACGAAGAAGGGGCCGCAGTGCGGGGTCTCTGCACTTCTCGCCCGTGTGGATCAAGATGAGCGAAAGGCGCTGGTGGCAGCGCTTGCAGATCCGACACGCAACAGGCGCATCCTCTCCGAAGCAATCAGGAACGCCTACAAGGTAGAGATCGCCCAGGAGACGCTGGCTCGCCATATGCGCGGCCACTGTAAGTGCCCACGATGAGCGACATTGATAAAGCCCTCGCGGAAACGCAGGCATATGAAGAGTTGCGCGCGGCTCACAATCGAGCGCTCCGCAGCCTATCTAGACGAGAGGCAGATCAGTCCGAACTGACTGAGGCGGTCTATCGCGCGGCAAAGGATGCGGCGCTGGGGATGAAGATTGCTCCCGTGCCAGCGCCCAGGCCGTCAGGCAAAAAGGGATCGCCAGAGACGCTGACGGTCCTGCTCGGGGATTGGCAGTTGGGGAAACAGTCCGAGACTTACGGCATCGAGGTGGCGAAGCAGCGCATTGACTTGCTCGCCAAGAAAGTCGCGCGCCTTATCGAGTTGCACGGCGTTCCCGTCAACGAAATCCAATGCGCGCTCCTGGGCGACTTCGTGGAGTCCGACGGGAACATCTTCCCGAGCCAGGCCTACGAAGTAGAGCAGGGCGGCCTGTATGTTCAGATCTTTGAGGGCGCTGCAATGCTCGCGCAGTTTGTGCGTGCGATGGCGGCACTCGCGCCAAAGGTCACTGTCCGTGGGGCCATCGGCAATCACGGGAGGCTGGGACGCTACGGAGACCACAGCAACGAATCAAACGCCGACGCGATCCTGTATCGCGTAGCACGCGACCTGGTGAAAGACGAGAGGCGCATCGGCTGGAAAGAATCGCTTACGATGGGCGGTCGTCACTGGTACGACACGCTGGAAATGCCTAACGGCAAGACGGCGATGCTCGTCCACGGCGATCAGTTCAGGGGCGGAGCGTTCGGCTTGCCGTACTACGCCATCGCCAAGCGCTCGCAGGGCTGGAACCTTAGCGTTCAGCCATTTGACTTCCTGTTCTATGGGCACTGGCACACGCCAGCCCGACTCGTGTTGAGCGATGGAGCGCATACCGTATGGGGCAATGCAAGCATCGAGTCAAGCAACCGCTACGCCCAAGAGTGGCTCGCAGCATCTGGCACGCCAGCGCAGTGGGCAATCTTCTTTGGCAAGGATGGGCCAACAGCGGAGTATCTGGTGCGGCTCGATGGTAACGGTGGCAAAGCGCCGCGACCCTGAGACCTGCGATGTCTGCCAGGAAGCAGCCCACAAGGTCTATGGGTTTGGCGGGGTCATCCTCGGCCTAGACTTACGCACAGGCGATCAGGTGATGACTGAGCACAAGATCTGCTCGGGGTGCCTGGGCGTCCTCATTGATCTCGTTCTAGACGATCAACTCCCCCAATAACTACGCCTCTGCCTTCGGGCAGGGGTCTAGGGCTGGAGGTGGCTGGGCGCGAGCCTCCCGCTGCCTGACCTCCTCCAGCCCGCCAATCTCGGCCAGGGTAGTGACTCACTTTACGGGGCTACTTAATGCCGATAATCGCAATAATCGCCATTTTCGCAATTATGGGGGTAGTCACTACCCCCAGGGGGATGTCACTACCCTCGGAGGGGTAGTCACTACCCCCAAACTGGCCCTGATTTGGGCCGAATTGGGCCCCTAGAGGCCAAGATACTGGCCTTCAACCCTACCTTTAGTGAGTGACTACCCCCGAGGGGGCACTGACTACCCCCTCGGGGGTAGTCACTCAGCCCAGGGGGGTAGTCACTACCCTCGACGGGGATTGACCCGCCCCGTAGCCCCTCCCGCCCCAGGGAGGGGGTTGACAGCCTGGGGGGTACGGGCGTACCCTTAACCCACGAGGAGGGAAGACAGCCCTCCCGAAGTTCTAGGGGGATGAAATGAAGAAGGCAACAAAGAGCCAAGTGTTCTGCGCTGATTGTCGCATCAGACTTTCAGACTCGATTTACCCGCCAGCACTCAGTCGCAGAAGCCGACGCGATCTGCCAAGCGGATCGTTGAAGCGCAAGAAGTATGTCTGCCACGGGTGCAGCGTGATGCAAGCAATGGAATCACTTGAGGAGGCACGAGCGTGAAAAAGGACAGAGGGTTCATCAAAGTGATTGGCACCGACAAGCGGACGGCCGCGCAGATTGAGTTGGCGCTGGAGCAGCGACTGCTCGACGAGACGATGCAGGAACTTGGTGCCTTCCTATCGGAAGAGACCAAGCCTGCTAAGAGCCGCAAGGCAAAGAAGGAGGGCAAGCGATGATCCGCACGCTTCAGGAGGTCGCAACGGTTCTGATGGGCCTGGTAGCCCTGGTGCTACTCCTAGCCCTGGGGTCAATGCGATGAAGTTGAACCGAAAGACGCAGCCACTGGTCTACAAGCGAGTGGCAATCAAGACCGACATCCTTGCGGACGAGCGCAGGCGCGCACAGGGCTTGATGGATCTCGCCATCGGCATCTGGGGCTTTGCGTTCGTTGTGTTTCTATTCGCGGTGCTCGGCTAATGCCGACCTACGAATATCGCTGTGGCGAGTGCGGTGCCCGCGAGGAGCATACGCACTCCATTCAGCAAATCTATACGCCGCGATGCGCCAAGTGCGGGCGCTGGATGCGGATGATCTATACGGCGCCAGCGGTCGTCTACAACGGCGACGGCTTCGCCAAGAAAGATCGCAAGAAGGAGGGGAAATGAGTAAGAGGTTTGAATTCGTTAAAGCCGAGCAGCGCTCGCCCGAGTGGTTTGCGCTTCGCGAGGACGGCGTCACGGCCACGGATGCGGCGGTAATTTCAGGGCTGTCACCGTACAAGACGCCTTACCAACTCTGGGCCGAGAAGCGTGGCGAATACACACCCGACGCTCCTGGCGCAGCGGCGGTACGCGGCATCCTCTTGGAGAACACGGTGGCCGAGTTCTACGAGATGGAGACTGGACGCGAGTTGCGCCGCAGCAACGGCATCGTGAGAATCAAAGAGATCCCCTGGGCAATGGCAAGCCTCGATCGGACGGTGGTAGGCGAGGACGGCCTCGTTGAGATCAAGACGAGCGCGTCGCCTCGCTGGAATATGTATCCCATCCCCCCTGAGGTCGAGGCCCAAGTTCAGTGGCAAATGTTCGTGACAGGCGCCCCCTGGGTGGATGTGGCGGCCCTGCTTGGCGGCCTGGTGTTCCGCATCCAGCGCGTAGACGAGGACATTGAGTATCAGACGCGGCTATACCAGAGAGCCATAGATTTCCGCGACGCGGTTATCAACGGCACCCCGCCCGCGTTGCAGGGCGCGGACTCGGATGCGTTGGCATCCGTAAAGCCGCAGGCAAGCGACGAGTTTGCGACGGCAACGGACGGCATTGAACGGGTCGCCGCTCTATACGCGGAGCGCCAATACGAATCACGCTTGCTCGATGAGGAGTTGGCGAATCTGGCCATCTCAATCAAAGAGGCGATCGGAGAGAAGGCGGGCGTTTACGGCAGTGGCTGGCAAGCGACCTGGAAGGCGAACAAGGCATCGGTCAAGACGAACTGGGAAGCGGTAGCAGAGGTCGCAAAGGCGGTCGCGCCAGATACCTACGAGTTGGCGCTCAAGACGCACACCGTAGAAAAGCCTGGGGCACGGGTCTTCAGGTTCAAGAGGGTTGAGGACGGCGAGTGATCCGCGTGGACATTGATAGCCTGATCCTTCACCGCGCTGAGCAAATCAGGCGGGCGGAGAACATCTTGCCGCCTGGGGCGCAGGATCGCAGCATCAGCGGCAAGGGTGACCGCGCCGTATGGTGCGGCGCTATTGGCCAGGCGGTCTTTGAACGGGCGATGGAAGAGTACGGGGTGGCCTTCGGCACCGATGCCGTAATCACCCACGACTACCGCGTACCTGCGGGCCGTCTTGAGGTCAAGACAAAAGAGCGCTCGGTCGAGCCGAGGCCAGACTACGAGGGCAGCGCCTACGCCTATAACCAGGCTTGGCAGCAGCCCGACTGGATTGCCTTTGTCTCGCTCAAGTTTGCGCCTGGGTACGACAAGGCGTCGGCGCCGACGCTAGAGAAATACGAGGCGGGGTGGGTGATGGGATGCATTCCCTACGACCGCTTCAGTGACAAAGCATTCGTTGTAGAGAAAGGGGGACATTTGCCAAACGGACAGGAGGCGGGCTTTGTAAGCCTGAACATTGAGTACCACGCGTTGGAATCCATTGAGGCACTAAAAGGAGGCGAAAATGAGTAAAGAAATTGCTACGGCGCTCGCGGCGCCATTTGACGCAAAGGACCTGAAGCAGCGCCCAGGGCGGGCGGGGCTGGTCTTCACCTACGCAGACGCAAGGGCCGTAGCCCAGCGCCTAGACGATGTGCTTGGCCTTGCGGGCTGGCAATTTGAGGTGAAGGTCGCCGATCCCGATCGGTCGGTGGTTCACGGCAGCCTAGCGATTGTGGTCGACGGCAAGACCAGTATTCGGGAGGACTTCGGATATCCGAACAGCGCCCAGGATGACGAGCCGCTCAAGAGCGCGGCCTCGGATGCGCTCCGCAGGTGCGCGGCGCAGATCGGGGTCGGCAGGAGCCTCTACAGCCCAGAGAGGGGTCAAGCCCCAGCACGGGCGGCAGCGCCCGCCACGGGGCCGCAAACTGGCAAGCCAGCGGCTCTCAGGGGCTTCACTGACGACGACCTTATCGCGGCAAAGGCTGCGATGATCTTTGCCGAGAACGCCAGCGACGGCGCGTGCAGCCACGGCGAAGCCTGGAGACTAAAGCCAGGCGGCATCAGCAAGGCCAGCGGCAAGCCCTATAACCCATTCTGGGCGGCCTCGCATAAGGCGCCTGATGGATCGTGGTGCAAGGAGAAGCCGAGCATCAAGTGGATCGCCTCGCAGAAGGCGGAGCCAACCCCAACCAAACTCGTGCCCGAGGATGACCTCGAGGCACTCCCATTCTAGGAGGTACCAATGCGGACGGCGGAATCGGTCACGGAAGGACATCCCGACAAGATCTGCGATCAGATCAGCGATGCGATCCTAGACGCCTACCTTCACCAAGACCCGATGGCAAGGGTGGCGTGTGAAGTGGCGGCCAGCGGCAGTGAGATTTGGATCTTTGGCGAGGCGTCCTCGGACGCGGAGGTAGATCACGCTGGCGTGGCCAGGGCGATGCTGCTTCAGATCGGCTACAAGAACCCGTGGGCGCTCGACATTAGGGTCGCAATCAAGCAACAGTCACCCGACATCGCAATGGGGGTTATTCGGCCTGATGCGATTGGGGCAGGGGATCAGGGCATCGTCTATGGCTATGCCAGCGACGAATGCCCAAACCTGATGCCTCTCCCGATCACGGCGGCGCATAGCCTCACCAGGCGGTTGGCGGAGGTTCGCAAGGCCGATGCGCTGAGCGGGCTTGGGCCAGACGGCAAGGCACAGGTTACGGTCGGCGATCACGGGTTGATCTCCACCGTGATCCTTTCGTCGCAACACGACGCCGCATACTCGATCGGGACGCTACGCGAGGACCTTGAGCGGTTCGTCCGCACAGCGCTTGCGGGCACGCTCGCGCCGAATGTGGCGATCCTCATCAACCCGACTGGGCGGTTCGTCGAGGGCGGGCCAGAGGCGGACGCTGGGTTAACGGGCCGCAAGATCATCGTGGACACCTACGGTGGCGAGGGTAGGCACGGCGGCGGGGCCTTCAGCGGCAAGGACGCTACGAAGGTAGACCGTTCAGGCGCATATACGGCTCGGCACGCGGCAAAGGCTATCGTGCGGAATGGGCTGGCAAAGCGCGCTGAGGTTGCGGTCGCCTATGCAATCGGGGTGGCTGAGCCCGTGATGGTCACGGTGGACACTTTCGGGACGGGAGACGAGGCTGCTGCCACGGCATTGGTGCGGGGTGGCTGGGACTTCAGGCCAGCGGCAATGATCGAGCGCTTTGGGCTGCGCCGCCCGATTTACCGCGAGACAGCGGCATATGGGCACTTCGGGGTGGCTGGGCGGCCCTGGGAGGAGGAGTAATGGCTTGGATCAAGAAGGATACGGGTACGCTGAAAGACCCGAAGATCGTCCAACTGCTCGGTGAGGCGAAGGGCGCGGAGGCGTATGTTCTCTGGGACGCCGCCCTGTTTGAGGCTTACCACCAGACCCCGAAGGGTCGCTTTCAGAACGAGGCGCACTTTAGGGCCTGCGTGGGCGGGGTTGCCGATGTCAGGCACCTTAAACGCCTTGTGGCTCTGGGGCTCCTCACGCGGGCCGACGACGGCTCGATCGCTGTGACAAACTGGGGAAAGCACCAGGCTGACCCTACGGCGGCAGCCAGAAAGGAACGCTATCGGAACGCGCACGGAACGGAATCAGAACGGAATCAGAACGCCCCAGAGAAGAGTAGAGTAGAACAGAACAGAAAAGAGTCTCATTCTAATAACCAGTTGATGAGCGTAGGGGAGATCATTCGGCGGGGAGGAAGCCGATGACAAGCAAGGAGGATATCTTGATTCTGGCGATCAGATCCTTTGTGGCAGAGCACGGCTTTGCTCCAACGGTCAGGGAAATTGCCGAGATCCTGGGCATAGGCCACGGCACCGCGCAACGCGCATTGGAAGATCTTGCCCGAACGGGTAGGATTGAGAAGAAGGAGAGGGTGGCCCGCGGCTACCGCATAAGGGGGTTGTGAGATGGCATTCACAGACTTAGTGCAATGGGCCGCGATGTGCGGCTACGAATACAAGCAGATCCTGAAGACGGAGAACGAGACCTGGGTGGTCGTGATCGCTGACCGAGATGGCAGCGAGATCGCCTGCGAAGCAGATACGCAGGAAGATGCCGTGATGGGTATGATCCATCGGCTCAGCGCAATGCTGGAAGGAGGGCATCACAATGGCGGCGAAGAAAACACCTGCGAAGACTGGGCAATTAAGGGAAGCGAGGCGGCCTGGGCTGCAACGCCCTGCTTTATCT